GCAGATTCAAGCAAGGAGAATATCAACGGCTCAAATCAGATGGCTCAGAGATTTGGCTATTCGGTAACTACAACCCCATCAAAGATCCATACGGTGAAGTTTACAAAGTGATGCTTATTGCAACCGATATCACCGACAAGAAGATAATTGAAGCGGATGTAAACAAAAAGAATTCCTATTTGGAACACGCTGCGAAGATTCTAAGACACGATATGCACTCAGGAATCAACACATACATTCCTCGTGGTTTAAGTTCGTTAAAACGCAGATTGTCTGAAGAGCAAATCAAGGACTTAAAGATTGATGCACCCTTGCGAATGATTGAAGAGGGATTGACCCACACACAAAAAGTGTACAAGGGAGTTAAGGAATTCACCAACCTGGTGAAGGCGGATGCACAACTTGAAAAGAATGAGTTTGATCTGCGTGAAATTCTAATCAGTTACCTGAGCAGTACCAGTTATGAAAAGCAAGTTATCATTGAAGAACTACCCATTATTGAAGTAAACGAGTCGTTGTTTTGTACTGCCGTTGATAACCTAATCAGAAACGGGTTAAAGTACAACGATAGTTCAACAAAGGTGATTCGCATATTTGCGGAGGGTGAGTATCTTTGCATCGTTGACAATGGTCGTGGAATGAGTCAAGAGGATTTGATTCAATGGTCGCAACCATACAAACGAAAAGAAAATCAGAAAGAAGCTGGTAGCGGATTGGGTTTGAACATTTGTATTGCGATAATGGATGAACACAAATTCCCGGTAACTGCTGAGAAATTAGAAATAGGTACAAAATTAAAGATAAAAATACGATGATTAATTCCATATTGCTTGTAGATGACGAGGATTTGTTCCACTTGGTTTTTGAAGATTCTTGCTCGTTGCTGGACATCACACTTTCCCTGCAAAGTTTGACATCTTCAGACGAAGCCGATAGGTTATTTAAGAAGTGGTTCAATGAAGGGCTTGATGAAGAACGCCCCGAATGTGTGTTTGTGGATTTGAACATCATCGGCAGTTCGTTTGATGGGATTGAGTTAATTAGGAAAATAAACACGGAGTACGGCAACGGTGTTGTCATCGGAATCATCTCCAGTTCAGACGATAAACAAGAAATTGACAAGGCGAAATCCGTTGGAGCTCAGTTTTGGATTATCAAATCCGATGAGATTGAGCCGAGATTGGAATCCTTTCGCAGAGATTATGAAGGGTACAAGAATAAAACTGCTCCGTTTAAGGTATACAAGTGATTCTAAGCAATGATACTGCCCAACAACTACTCAACCTATGGAAAACAAAAAAGGTTGGTTTAGAGGGCAATGTCTTGAAAGTCATCCAAACTACGGATGAGGAATTCCAAAGGTACATTGATGAAGCAAAGCAGCGTGATCAAGAAACAAGACGGAAACGATTAGAAATTACCAAACAAGTCCAATCACAAAACAAGGACTTAATTGAAAGCCAAGCGGATCGTGAGAAGTTGATGATTGATTTGCAAGAATCACTTGCACAATCTGAGATGCTCAAGAACGCAGCGGTTGAGGATTTGGAATCACTACAAAAACGCACTCAATTTGAATTGATTGGATTGATTGTGAAGGTCGCATTGTCGGTGATTGGTGCAGTTTGTATATTGACAACGATTCTTTACTTGTATGTCATCAGTAAGGGGTTGAATTCTACAATCATTGAAACTACCTGGAGCAATCTATTTGGAATCATCTTGACCAACTCGTTCTCAATCATAGGAACGATTATGGGTGTTAAACATATGGCAGATAAAAAGTAATGGATAGGCATTTTGAAGATATCGTTGAACCCTTTGTGGTTTGTGTTTCGGCAGCAGCATTTGTTGGGTTGTTGTTATTTGGATTTATCTTTTTTGTAGATCAGTATTTTATGGAGAAAGACAAAAAGCAACACAACGACTGATTTTCTATTTGTCTGCGTGGCATCTACTATCAAAAAACCTTCAGCACTTCCAGTATCGTTTGACCAATTTAAGAAAAATCCAATTGCTGCCGTGGCTTTTTGTATGCTTGTGGCTGTTTCTTATCTTTACATTGACCTTCGTTCAGGGTATAAAGAGCAGATTGAGAAGAGTAATCACAAGATAGATCAACTTGATATTAAGATTGACCGATTGACCTACGCCCTGAAGCGTTCGGATTCTGCATTGGCATCTGCCATCACGGAGATTCGCATAATGAATACTATGAAGAAACTATGAAACACATCACATTGCTTTTTGTCGCTTGTTTTTTTGTGGGGATTATTGCCACACCAATTAAAAAGACCAAGTCAGTACCTGTTGACGAAGTGGAACTGATGCTCCAAAAGATATCTGAGAATTTAGAGATGGCATCGGTTGCAACTGCACAAGCAAAAGCAATGGGTGAGAAGATGGTCGCTGAGAAAGTTGAAGAGAAAGCACAGTTAAAAGAAGCCGTTGCCATTGCCGAGAACAAGGTTGATGTGATGACCAAGAAAGTTGAAGTGTTTTCAGCCAAGATGATTGGTGCTGGACTTGATACAAGCGAAGTGCCATTGAAACTATCAGGCAAGGCATACGATGCGTGGTTGAACTATGTTGAAGAAGGTGGTAAAGAGGACTTTGAGTATTTCCGTTTATACATATTTAACTAATGGCAAAGGCAACCAACACATCCACATTCAGAGCGAAGCCAAAGAATAAACTTCGCAGACATACCAAGCACAAAAACAAACATAAGTCAAGTAAACCATATAATAAACAAGGAAGATGACAAGAGAACAAATTGAATCAGCGATGATTAAAAAGGGATTCGCTTATTTCTCCGATGGAGAGTTGAACCTGAACATCATCGGTGTTCGCCAAAGTTCAACCGGCAACAAGGTGACAAACCTATTTGATGACTTTCTAACTTTGAGCTACAAACACAACGGTGCTTGGGTATTCAAAAAGTGGGCAGCGACAACTGATCCAGGAACAAAGGGCGTGAAGGAATTTCACAACGCTGCCGGTGTTGCTCGTTTGGTTGCTGGTCAATATCGTGGTTCACACGCTATCGGTTTACATCAAGGCAAATATGAGGCGTTGAAACAAGCGAAGAATGTGAAAGTGTATCGAGATGCCAACAAGGATATGACCTATGATGAAAGCAAAATTCAAGAAGGTGTGTTTGGAATCAACATCCACAAAGCCGGTGCAGATTCTACCTATGTTGAGAACTGGAGTGAAGGTTGTCAGGTGTTCAAGAAGTCCGCTGACTTTGACGAGTTTATGCTCATCGTTAAAAAAGCCGCAGCACTTCACGGGAATTCATTCACTTACACATTATTAAACTCAAACGAGATATGAGGTTTTTAGATTTTTTCAAAGGTGACAAAGGGGAAGCATCATCCAAAAGATTCGTTGGCATCATCGGTGCTTTTGTTTTGTTTGGCACTATGGCTCACAATTCTCTTAGTCCTGCTGACATTGTACCTTCTCCCGATTTGGTTAGTGCAGTAGAATTCATCGTGATTGCTTGTCTTGGATTCACATCTATTGACAAGTTCTCAAACAAAAAGGAATGATTGCTATTTAGTAGAGATGATCTTCCAAAGAATTAATTTTCACGACAATGTCTTGCCAGTATTCAAAGAGAATAAGGCGAAGGGATATGTCACTTTCGGAGCGGACAATCTCTATCCCGAATTTCTAATAGAACTATTTAACAAATCCCCAAAACACAATGCAATCGTTTCTTCAAAAGCTTCGTATATATCTGGAGTTGGCACTAAAGTATTTGGACAAAACACCGTTGACATCGCAAAAGCCGAAGCCAAGATCAAAGCCATCAACGGCTACGAAACCCTTGACCAAGTCAAAACCAAAATAGCATACGACCTTGAGTTATTCAATGGCTATTGCCTTGAGGTAATTTGGAACAAGGCGAAGACGGCAATCGCAGAGATTTACCACATACCTTTCAAGAATATCCGCAAAGGACTTGAAGGCGAATATGTGTATTGTGAGGATTGGACTGACCGCAAAGCGGAGCAAGTTCACTATCAGCCATTCAACGCAACCACAAGAGAATCAAAGTCACTTTATTATTGCCAATTCTACCGACCCGGACAAGGTGAATATCCTTTGCCTGATTATGTTGGTGCATTAAAATACATTGAAGTTGACACCGAGATTTCCAACTACTATTTGAACTCAATCAAAAACGGATTCACCGCACAAACGCACATCCAGTTATTCAAGGGAATCCCAACACCTGAAGAAGCTCGTGCAACTGCTCGGAGATTCAAGGAAAACTATCAAGGCACGGACAATGCTGGTGGACTTATCATTCAATACAACGACCCACAAGAAAAAGAGTCGGTAATCAGCAACTTGCAACCATCGGATTTCGACAAGCAATTTGATTTATTGAATAAGACCGTACAACAAGAGATATTCGTTGCACACAAGGTGAACTCTCCGATGCTCTTTGGAGTGCGTGTGGAAGGTCAATTGGGTGGTCGTAGCGAGATGATTGAAGCATACGAGATGTTCCAACAGTCATACATTGAACCAAGACAACAAAAGATTGATGATACTTTCACTTACCTGTTTGAGTTCATCTCTCCAGTTCGCTTAGAAACAATTAACAAACCACCAATCGGAGTTGATTATGTTGCCTTGTTTACTGCTGGATTATTAACGCAGAACGAAGCTCGTAAGGAATTGGGATTTGAAGAGATTGAACCAACCGTTGCACCCGTTGCGATGTCATCACAAAATCCATTTGGATGGGATGATGAAAGAGATTTGGCGGTGTTTATGAAGTATGGTGAACCAGCGGAGAACTTTGAACCGATGAAGTTTGACTTTGCATCTGCGATTGAATCAGCCATCTTGAATGTGCTAAAAGAAAACAAAGGTTTACAGATAGGCGATATCGTAAACATCACCAAACTTGATCCACAAGTGGTAGTTGATACCATTGCAAAATTGAACGATGCCAAGTTAATCAAAGGATACAATCAAGGTCTTGAGGTCACATCCAAAGGATTGGATGAAATCAGTCAACTACAAACCGAAATCGTTGTCCGTTACAAATACGCAGTAGCACCAGGAATATCAGGTGGAATGATTATACCCGGTTCTCGTGATTTCTGCCGTCAAATAGACCGATCCAATCGTGTCTATTCTCGTGCGGATATTGATGCGATGTCGGCACAAACGGGAATTGATGTGTGGTCAAGAAGAGGTGGATGGTATCACGACCCCGTGAGAGATGTCAATGTTCCACAATGCCGTCACATTTGGCAACAACAATTATTAAGGAGAATTAAGAAATGACAAACTTTGTATATTTCATAAGCACCACTTATCTCAAGGACAACAGTCCGTTGAATGAGAATGTGGATGATAAGTTGCTGAAGTCAGCAATCAAAGAAGCTCAAGAGATCTATATCCGGGATGTCATCGGTTCAGGTATTTATAATGAGTTGCAGACACAAGCATTTGCAGGAACGCTAACCAACTTAAACACCACCCTTTTAGATTCATACATCGCACCTTGTTTGCGTTACTACACTTTGACTGAGGCAATGTTGCCAATGACATTCAAGCTGATGAACAAGTCGGTTGCATCTCGTGAATCTGACAATGCTCGTGCAGTATCCGTTGAAGAGATGACATTGATTGAAGGTCGATATCGTGACAAAGCCGAATACTATGCAAACCGTTTGCGTGATTATCTCCGTACCAACACCAACGACTATCCGTTATTCTTGAATCCAGGCAATACCTTTGACACCATCCGACCAAAGAACACCGCATTCAGCGGAGGAATTTATCTACCGACAAACTATGACGATTGTTTCTGGAACTATGACTTCCCCCACGAGGACAAATAAGTGGCAGAAGAACAACGAAGCCAAACTTCTCAAATTCCTAAAGAATGACCCTAAACCAAATCATCACAAAAATCCAAGAAGCAGCCGAAAGCCATAAGATGGTCGGTCACTTTGGTGTAGGTCAGCAGTCCAATCTCACGGTTGAGAATGTTGAATACTATCCATTGGTGTGGTTGTATCCTGATGGCTTTAATTTGCAATCAGCAGGTAAGTTGATGACATACAATTTTGCTTTGCTTGTGATGGATCGTGTGTTTGAATCTGAATCCAACACAATTGAGGTTCTTTCGGATACGGCTCAGATTATGGCTGACATATTTGCGTTGGTAGAAAACAACAATCAATCAGATGGTGACTTTGAATTAAGCATCAACGGGAATGCCACTCCTTTCTACGATGCGAAAACTGATATACTTGCTGGATATGCAATCAACTTCCAAATCCTCACTCCTTATTTGGCTAATAGTTGCGTTGTTCCTGTGTAGTGTGCTTTGGTCAATGTTCAATTTTGAAGAAGAACAACGACCCGTACCACCGCAGATCAATGTAGAGATGCACGAAAGAATTGTAGAGCATACCAAGATAAAAAGAATAAAGCTCATTGAAGAACTCAACCACTATGATACGATTTTTCTTGATACTTTTGATGCTACATCTGACGGGCTTGAAGGGGCAATCCGTCTCCATAGATTCTGCGACTCTACGAACTGCGAATAGTTATCTTGTCAAAGGTGCAATCGCCCGGCAGAAAGTATCGCAATTGATGAAGGTTGTCCAAGCGGATTCCATCATCATTGATCAGCAAGATTCTATCATCATCAAGCAGAAGTTGAACATAGGATACCTGAAGGATGACAACAATGCACTTGTCAAGCGAAATAAAGCCATCTCACGAACTTTAATCAGTTACAAGATGCTGAGTGTAGTCCTAACCATTTTAAGCGTTGCAATATGGCTGAAATAGATTTATCCAAATTGCCTGATGCGTTGGATACTTATTTAGGTGATGCATCGCAAGGTTCACTCCTTCAGCAGATCATCGTTGAATGGTGGAATAAGAAAGTAATCCCACCGATTTGGGCGAATCTTGATGCCAACGGAACAAACGCATCATCCAAACTCCGACAATCTTTTGCACCAGGCAACATCACCAAGTCACCGACATCCATCAACACAATCTTGTTGGCTGAGGATTATTGGGAGTTCATTGAATACGGAAGGAAGCCAACACGAGGAGGACATATTGAAGGCACTCCTTACTTGTGGCAATCGTTAAAAACTTGGATCAGTCAAAAGGGTATCAAACCGGCTGAAGGTCAAACATACGATTCACTTGCCAAAGCCATTGCCAAGAAGATTCACCGCAGCGGAACTAAGCCACAACCATTCCTTGAGAAGGCGTTTACCGAATCAATCCAAATGGAATTGGTCAACGAATTGAATGCTCGTTTCGGGGATTTGATATTTAGTGAGGACATAAAAATCTAACTAAAAGGAAAATATATTTGCATTACTGATTTATTTATTTTACTTTTGCTCTCGTTATGGATTACACGAAAGCAATTGAAATCATCAAACTGAAACGCAGACAAGGTCTTTATCAGATTGTCGCAAGAAAAACGGGAGTATCACTTCCAACTGTCAGAAAGTATTTAGTTGAGGGAAACATCGTTTCTCCCAAAGCAAAAGCCGTCATTGAGATTGCATTGAGGGAGGTGTCCAATGATTGAGTTGGCAATTAACGGATGGATTCTTTCCGTTCCTGGTATCGTGCAGGTAGAGAAATACATCTACACGATTGAAGCCGTTGACCATTGGTTAATTAAAAACCACATTGATGAGCTTCAAGAATATGTCAACTCACGAGAAGTGGGATTCGGTGATTGTGTGACTAAGGAATTTGATGGTATAAACTCAGAAGCATTCTTTTGTTGGGAGCCGACAAGATTCACAGTCCTTTTTATGCTCGGACAACAAACTAACTTTTTATAAACAAAAAACTCTATGAACAAATCAGAATCAATCAAGAACATTGCCGGTGCGTTGGTAAAATTCCAAGCATCGGTGAGCAAGGTATCAAAGGAAGCAAACAATCCTTTCTTCAAAAAGAAGTATGCAAGTTTAGCGAACATACTGGACACCATTCAAAAGCCATTAAGCGAATGCGGATTGGCAATCACGCAGTTCCCTGATCAAGATGCACTCACCACATTAATCATTCACGCTGACTCAGGCGAATGGATGGAATCATCCTATGTGATGCCGGTTGCAAAACAAAACGATCCACAAGCAATGGGAAGTGCAATCACTTATGCTCGTAGGTATGCACTCGGTTCAATCCTAAATCTGAACATTGACGATGACGATGACGGAG